GAACGGGGAAGTGTACGGCTGCGCGGCAGACCGGAGCCAGGCAAGTATTGTGTATGATGTGGCCGCCGACATGCTTGACCGAGTGCCGGCGCTGGCCAAAAGGGCCAGAATCACAGAGAGCCGCAAGCGGATCACAGATAAAGTGACCGGTAGCTTCTACCAGGTGTTAAGTGCCGAGGCCTTCACCAAACATGGTCTTAATGTATCCGCTTGCGTGTTCGACGAATTACACGCCCAGCCCGGAAGGGAATTATGGGACGTGATGACCTTTGGAGCGGGCGACGCGCGCACGCAGCCGATCTGGTGGATCATCACCACGGCGGGGGACGACCCGGACCGGGTGAGCATCGGATGGGAAGAGCACGAATACGCGATGCAGGTGCTGGCGGGCGAAGTTGTGGACCCGACCTGGTACGTGGTGATATTCAACTATACCGGGGATGACATTTATAACGAGGCCAACTGGTACCAGGCCAACCCCAGCCTGGGGCACACGATCATGGTCGAATCGGTGCGGGAAGCGGCCGAGAAGGCAAAGGCCAAACCGGCGGAAGAACGGCTGTTCCGCTGGCTGCGGTTGAACCAGTGGACCACCACGAAGCTGAGCAGCTGGCTGCCGATTGAGCTGTTTGATGCGACGGTGGGGAGCTGGAATCGGGCCGACCAACTGGGCAAAGACTGTTACCTGGGGCTGGACCTCTCGACGACCACGGATTTGAGCGCGCTGGCGGTGATCTTTCCGCCGCAGGGCACGCAGCTGGATTGGCGGGTGTTCTGGCACTGCTGGATCCCGGCCGACAACATGGCGGAACGGATCCAGAAGGATAAAGTGCCGTATGACCAGTGGGCCGCGGGCGGATGGATCACCCCGACGCCGGGAAACGTGATCGATTACACCACGATCAAAGAAACGATCGTGGAGATTGCCAAGTATCACAAGGTGGTCGAGCTGGACGCGGACCGGGCCTTCGCAACCATGCTGATCCAGGAGCTGGAGAAGGAAGGAATCGTGTGCGTGGATGTGCCGCAGACGTTTGTGAGTTTGACGGACCCATTGAACCAGACGGAAGTGCTGTTGAAGGGAGGGGAACCTCTCCCCCCTGCCCCCTCCCCTACGGGCGGGGAGGGGATGAAGGAAGAAGAGAAAATGCCCACGGCGCTGGTGGGGTCGCTGCTGACGGGGCGGATGACGCACGAGGCCAGCCCGGTGGCGCGGTGGTGTTTTGGGAATACGTCGATCGCGCAGAATGGGCAGGGGTTTATCAAGTTTGTGAAGGAACACAAGGGCAAGAGCGTGGTGCGGACGAAACGCATTGACCTGGTGGCGGCATGGATCAACGGGATGGCCAGGGCGCGGTTTTATACGGGCAGCGTGGACATTTCCGCGAAGATTTTGAACGATGGATGGGGCATGTGATGAGGTTATCGGAGATGCGCGACCTGTATAAAGGGCGGCCGGCGGCGGTGTTGGGCGGCGGGCCGAGCCTGCCGGGCGACATGGCCAGGCTGCCTGAAGATAGCCTGCTGATCGCGGTCAATTATCACGCGCTGTTCCTGGGGCCAGTGGATTTCATGGTGTACAACGACACGCCGGACACTGACCCGCTGCTGGAAAAGGCGGTGGAATCGGGCGAGGTGACGCGGGTGAGCCCGCACCCGAGTTCGGACGTGATCTTCGATGAGGAGATATGGACCGGATTCTATTCGTCCAACACGGCAGCCTGGTTTGCGCTGTGGATGGGGTGCGAGCCGGTGATTTTGTGCGGGATGGATATGTACCAGGGGTCCAAGCTGTATTTTCACGATAGCGATAAGGACTGCCCGGCCTTTCATTACCCACTATATGATCATATGCGACCGTGGATTGAGGATGGACATCGCCGGCTGCCGCACGCGGAGCGGGTGCGGGTGATGAGCGGTCCACTGGCGCGGGTGTTTCCGCTATATGAGGGAGTGGTGACCGTTTGAAAACGTTTCTACAGAAACACCTGAGCGATTGTTTGATCCTGGCCGGGGGCGGGTTGATCGTCTACGCGACCTGGCTGGTGAGCTGGATTGCGGCGATCTATGCGGCCGGGGTGATTGCGATCATCCTGGGCGTGTTGGTGGGAATCGGCGGACGGGCGAGAGGTGAAGAGTGATTATCGAACGACTATTCAACAACCAGGCGAACAGCCCGGTACCGGCAAAGGCCAACCCGGGGCCATTAACGCAGCAGATCTACCGGCTGGGATGGACGCGCACGAAATCCAAGCAGGTGGTGAACGAAGAAAGCGCCAAAAAGATCGCCACGACCTACCGCTGCGCCAATACGATCAGCGACGACATCGGGATGATGCCGCTGCAGGCCTTCCACAACTTCCAGGGCAGGATCAACCGGCTGTTTCCGAATGCCGAGCTGCGGAATATCGCCTATTTGATCGAAAAGCAGCCCAACCGCTGGATGACGCCGTTTTTGTGGAAGAAAACGATCGTGAACTGGCTGCAATTTTGGGGAAACGCCTACATTTGGAGCCCGGTGGGGCCCTACCGGGAGTTATTCATCCTGCCGGCGGATAAAACCTACCCGCAACTGGACCAGGATGGGAACAAATGGTACGCAACCACCTGGCCGAATCAGCAAACGGACCTGATCCCTGACGTGGAGATGGTGCACCTGATGATCAACAGCGCGGACGGGCTGCAGGGCAACAGCATGCTGACCTATGCGCGCGAAACGATGGGGCGGCAGCTGGCGGCGCACGAGACGCAGGACTCAATCAGCGGCAACGGGCTCAAACCGACCGCGGCGCTGTACGTGAACGGCGAAGTGAACCAGGAAGCGCGCGAAATGGTGCGGCGGGTCTACCTGGAAGCGGCTGCGAGTGGAGCTGCGATCTTTGACAACAAGATCACGAAGTACGAGCAGATCACGATGAAGCCGGTGGACGCGCAATTTTTGGAAGGAATCGCGGCCACGGACGCGGACATCGCCAACTTCTTCAACTTCCCGTTGCACAAGCTGAACATGGGCAAGCAGAGTTATGAAAGCAACGAGCAGCAGGAACTGAACTACATCCATTCGGCGCTGAACCCGCACCTGGTGCAGTTTGAGCAGGCGGGCGGGCTGAAATGGGTGGCGGACGCCGACCAACCGTTTGTGTACCTGAAATTCAACCGCGATTCGATTTTGCAGACGGACGCCAAAACCCGGTCGGAGATTTTGAAGAACCGGATCCAGGCGGGAATCATGACGCCGAACGAAGCGCTGCAGATCGAGGACCAGAACGGATACCCGGGTGGGAATGGGCATTACATGCCCAGCAACATGGGGCTGGTACAGGGCGACGGAAGTATTTTGGGCGGCTCTCCAACGAGCGCGCCGGGAGGAAATGGGCAATGAAAGATACGATGCGAGTGATTGAAGGCAGCGCGAAACCGGGCGAGGCATTCTGGCGGATGGTGGACGCGGCCCAGAGCGAGAGCGGCGAGGCGGAAGTGGAGTTCTTTGGACCGATCAGCGAGTTCAGCTGGTACGGCGACGAGGTGACCCCCAAAGCCTTCAAAGATGAATTGTACCGGGTTGGGAAAAGCAAGCCGGTGACGCTGAAAGTGAACAGCCCAGGCGGCGAAGTGTTCGCGGCAGCGGCAATCCGGGCGATTTTGCAGGATTACCCGGCGCGGGTGACGGCCGATATCATCGGGCTGGCGGCCAGTGCGGCCACGGTGGTGGTGGGCGGAGCGAAGGTGGTGAAGATGCGCGACACGGCCGTCTTTATGATCCACGATCCGAGCACCATCGCCTGGGGCACGATCGACGAGATGCAGCAGGTGGTGGACGTCCTGAAAACGGTCAAAGAGACCATCCTTAACGGGTATGTGTCCAGGACGGGGCTGGATCGGGAGAAGTTATCGCAGCTGATGACGGATGAAACCTGGATGACGGCCCAGCAGGCAAAAGAGCTGGGTTTCGTGGATGAGGTGATCAGCGGCGGGAAATCGGAAAAATCGCCGAAGAATTTGCGGGCGGTGTATATAAACTGCCTGCGAAATTATAACCACCTGCCGGCAGATGTAGCGGCAGCCATGCAGGAAGAAGAGGTTATTCCGGCCGAGGAACCCACCAGTGAGGGGAAATCGGGCGATAACGAAGATCCTCACCCCCCGGCCCCCTCTCCGACAAGCGGCGAGGGGGGGAAAGAGGGGGAGAGGGAAAGGGCGCAGAATTTGCGCGAGCGCGTTCAACTTATTTTGAAGGAGAAAAAGCAATGATCAATCTAAAACCCATGTATGACGCCGCGCAAGCGGCAAGCAGCGAAGTGCTGAGGATCGCAAGCGAGATCGAAGCAGCCTTTGCGCTGGGTACAGACGAGGGCAGGCAACAGGCAATGGCGCTGAAGTCGACACTGGACGATGCAGAAGCCAAAGCCGCCGCGGCCAACGGTATGTACGAATCGATGGTGAAAGCAGCCTCCACCGGCGCTGCCGCGGCAAAGTTTGTGCCGACGAACGCCGCCGAAAAGGCCCCGGAGAAGAAAGTGATCACCCGGGCCGAGTATGAGGCGCTGGATTATCAAGCCCGCCACGAGTTTTTCAAAAGCGGCGGGACGGTCGTGGATGCCCTGGCTGAGTAGCCCGGGCAGCAATCATTCTTTTTTATGTTTTGATTGGGAGTAATCTGATGGCAAACACTTTGACCGGGCTGATGCCCACAATTTATGAAGCGCTGGACACCGTCTCGCGCGAAATGGTCGGGATGATCCCGGCAGTACGTTCCGATATGAGCCCCGAGCGGGCCGCGATCGACCAGTCGATCACCTTCCCGGTGGTGGCTGCCCGGACCGCGATCGCGACCGCGCCGGCCTCGACCGGCCCCACCACGGTGGACACCAGCGCGCCTGGAACCACCGTGACGATCAGCAAGAGCTACGGGATCCCGATCCACATGACCGGGGAGCAGGACCTGGGGCTGGGCAAGACCAAAGCGATCTTCTGGAAAGATGCGTTCGCCCAGGCGATGCGCACGCTGGTCAACCTGATCGAAGTTGACCTGTGCCTGGCCGGCGCCAACGGCGCAAGCCGCGCCTATGGCACCGCCGGGACCGCCCCCTTTGGGACCGCGGCCGACCTGAGCGACTTCGCGGGGGTCGCGAAGATTTTGGACGACAACGGCGCGCCGGCGAACGATCGCCAGTTGGTGCTCAACAGCGCGGCCAAAGCCAACCTGCTGGCCAAACAGGCCAACCTGTATCAGGGCAATGCGGACATCCTGAAGCTGGGCCGCACCCGGGAAATGGGCGGGTTCCAGTTGGGCTACAGCGGCGGCTTCGCCACCCATACCAAAGGCACCGGCACCGGATACCTGGTCAACCTGACCGCGGGTTACGCGGTGGGCTCGACCACAATGGTGATGGATACGGGCGCGAACACCAACCTGATCGGCGACATCGTGACGAACGATAAGACCGGGCGGGATACCAACAAGTACGTGCTGTCTGCCACCGGCGACACCACGCACTTCTACCTGGCCAAGCCCGGCCTGCGGGTGGCTGCGGTCAACAACGATCCCTTCAACATCGGCGGCAGCTACACCCCGAACCTGGCCTTTGATCGCGGCGCGATCTGGCTGGCGACCCGGGCCCCGATGGTGCCGGAAGGCGGCGACGCCGCGGTGGACGCCACCATCATCCAGGACCCCGTGAGCGGGCTGAGCTTTGAGGTGCGGGAATACCGCCAGTACCGCCAGGTGAATTATGAGGTAGCGATCGCCTGGGGCTACAGCGCCGTGAAGACCGAGCACATCGCAATTTTGCTCGGGTAGTCTCGGACCTCACCCCCCTCGGGGACCTCACCCCCCTACCCCCCTCTCCAATAAATGGAGAGGGGGGAGAAGAGGGGGGAAGAGGGTGGAAGAGGGGAGTGGGAATAAAAAGACGCACTCTTGAAGGAGGGCACGGATGTTTAAGGAAATTACGACGAGCATAACACGGCCGAATGACACCACGACCTATGCGGCCGGGGATGTGATTGGCACGGCCAGCAGCCAGGTGCTGACCTTCAACGGCGTTTCGACCCCGTTTGTGCAGGGGGCCGGGGCGGTGTGCGGGGTGCAGGTGATCAGCAGCGCGGCGCCGGCGACACTGCCCAGCCTGGAGCTGTGGCTGTTCAAAACCGCACCAACGGCTGCGGCGGATAACACGGCCTGGGCTGTGACCGACGCGGAACTGCTGGACCTGATCGGGGTGATTCCGCTGGCCAATACCTATGTGGGCCTGGCGAGCGGGAACCACGTGCAGCAAGCGGCACAGACGCTGGTTAACTTCAACCTGCCGAGCGGATCGGATGTGATCTACGGCGTGCTGGTGGTGCGCAATGCGTATGTGCCGGTAGCGCAAGAGGTCTACAAAGTCAAGATCATGGTAGCGGACTGAGAAGGTTACGGAACCTCACCCCCCGGCCCCCTCTCCGACAAGCGGCGAGGGGGGGAAAGAGGGGGGGGAGGAAGAGGGCGCAAGCCTTGCGCCCCAACGAGAATAACCAGTAACAACGAGGAATAATGGGCACAAATATCGCGTATGCGCAGGTGTACTGCACGGTGGATGAGATCGTCAACGATCTGGGATTGAGCGGCGACGAGCCGAATCTGCTGGACCGGATTAAAGCGGCGAGCAAGCACATTCTGAATGTGATCGGTAACTTTGTGCCCATCGGAGATACGCGCACATTTTTGGCCGGGCCCAGCCAGACGATCAACATATTTCCGCTGCTGGAAGCCACGGCGGTGACGGATTATCAGAGCGTGATCGCGGCCAGCGGTTACCGGCTGTCGCCGATGAACCGGCTGTGGCTGAACGGGCCGTACCAGTGGATTGAAAAGGCGGCGCTGTACAACAGCCGGGTGTGGCCGGACCTGGACAGCGGGCTGTGCTGGGACGTGAACGGCCAGACGATCGCGGGGAAATGGGGACTGTACGAGGAGCTGGCGGACCTGGGCCTGAGCGTTTCGCAACTGATTGGGGCGACCAGCCTGGTGGTGAGCAACGGCAGCCTTCTGAGCCCGGGGATGGTGCTGAACATCGGCGGGGAGCAGGAAGTGGTGACGGCCGGCAACGGCGGGCCGGGCAGCGCGGATGGCACGCTGGCCACCAGCCTGCTGAATGGAACGATCGCAGCGGACGATGAGGTGGTGACGGTCGACAACGGGGCCGAGTTCCACACGGGCGAGGTGTTCCGAATCGGATTTGAAGATTTCAAGATCCGAAAGATCGCGGCGAACGCGATGATGTGCAGCCGGGGCTGGAACAGCACGATCAAGGCGCCGCACACAGACAATGCGGCGATCTACATTTACCGCACCTACGAGGTGAGCCGGGCGATGAACGGCACGGTGGCGGCAGCGCACTCCAACGCGGCGGTGAGCCGGTATGTGATCCCGGAAGACGTGAACTGGCTGGTGCGGGAAGTGGCCGGACTGATGCGCATGAAGGCAAAGGTGAACTTTGCATCGAAGAGCGGAAACAGCGAACTGGGCGAGGCCTTCTACTTCAACGAGTTCCCACGCCAGATTGAAACGATCAAGAAGAACTATTCGCAGCAGTAAAAAGGATTGCTGATGACCGCACTGCGCACGACCATCGAGATCAACGGGATCACCGAGCAAATGAAAAAGCTCGAGGAGATGGACCACACGGCCACACGGCGGCTGTTCGACGGGATGAAGAAGATCGCGGCGATCGTCGATAAGAAGGTGGCGGCGGATATGAGCAGCGTGGCCGCGAGCAACCTGAGCGCAATGCGCGGCGGAATCGGCGGGGGAATGACGGCGCTGGCGCCGGCGAACCCGGCGCTGCCGGGCAAGCTGATCCAACACGAGGTGTACATCCGCGGCGCCTTTGACGTGTTGGGCGTGGTGAACAGCCGGTCGCGGCGCTACATGCGGATGGCACAGGCCGGGCGGGCGGCGAGCGGGAAGCACCCGCCGCAGAGCCAGATGCGCAAGTGGGTGGCGAGCGTGATGGGAATCAGCGATCGGAAGGAACTGAAGCGGGTGGCGGCGGTGGTGGGCCACGCGATTGCGACGGGCGGCGTGGGTGGCCAGGAAACCCTGGAGAAGAGCCGCCAGGCGGTGCTGGGCGTGCTGATGGATGTGATGAAGGCCGAGACGGACCGGCTGATGGATGACCTGGCGGTGAAGGGCACGAGCAGCAGCAGTGTTGAGTGAGGGATTTTGACAACGAAATACACGAAACACACGAACGGGAAAAAATGAACCACAACTCCCCTTCGGGAGGCCTAAGCGGCACCCTCACCCCCGGCCCCTCTCCCAGAACTGGAGAGGGGAGGAAGAAAGGAAAATTATGGCGCTTGAAGATTGGATGGATGAACTGACGGCAGTGTGGGGCACGATCCGGAGCGGGCCGCGCGGGAACGTGCGCAGCTACAGGTGCTTCAACAAGAACGAATTTCCGGAGGCGATCTCCGAATTTCCGTGCGCGATTTCGTTCGTGACGGGGCTGCGCTTTATGGGCGGGGGCGATTCGAGCCCGCACATCTTGCTGTGGAGCGGAGACACCGAGTTTTATATTTCGCCCGGGGTGAGCAAGGCGGGCGCGCCGGAGGTGATGCGCTATTTTGAGCGGGCACTGCGGGCGGCGCTGCTGTTTCGGACGCTGGGCGGGAAGGTGGCGGAGTTTGGCCTGGTGAAGGCGAACGAGGGCGAGGCGATTGCAGGCCCGGGCGTGATGAATTACGGCGGCGAGGAGAAGCACCTGGGGCTGGTGGTGCACTGGCGGGTTAAAGAGGTGCTGCAGAGCGTGGTGCTGGGCGAGGCCCCGGCGGTGGCCGAGCTGGCACTGAGCGACGGCGAAGCCGGGAACCGCAGTTTCTTGACGCTGGAAGAGGGCGAGCCGCTGGAAACGGAATAAGAGATATTCACCACAGAGACACAGAGACACAGAGAAGAAAATATCTGTGGGGTGGGAAGAGAGGAATTATGGCGATTAAAAAATTGACGGAACTGCCGGATGCGGCGGCGATTGGGCCGGATGATGTGATTTACCTGGTGCAGGCTGGGGCAAGTAAAAAAATCACGAAGCGGGATATGGACGCGGCGATCATCCGCACGGTGACGAGCACGGCGGTGATCACGAGCGGGGATGAGGTGGTGCGCTGCAACGGGACCTTTAACGTGACGCTGCCGGCGGCGACCGGCAGCGGGGATATGTACCTGGTGAAGAACATCGGGAGCGGCACGATTACGATTTTGCCGGCGGGGAGCAACACGATTGATGGCAGCGCGAGTTATACGCTGCCGGAACTGGAGCGGGCGCTGCTGCTGGATGGGGCGGCGGGCAATTGGGATGTGATGTAAGAAATTTTGAACCACAAAGACACAAAGAAAACCTTTTAGGTAGAAAGAAAGGAAGATGACGATGGGCGAGTTAACTTATGTAAAAAATCAGTATGGCAAAGAGACGCCGGCGACGCATGGGACGGCGGTGGCGGCTACCCGGATTTTCCCGGGGACGGTGAAGATGCCGAAGGACCGCACGCCGGTGAAGGTACGCTTTTTGGATGGGACGCGCCTGCCGGCACACAAGAAGGTGATCAACCAGATTTTGGTGGACGGGATCACGCTGGCGATGGACCAGGGCGTGTTCCAGGGGCTGCCGATGCTGGGCAGCATTTGCCTTAAGGGAGCCGTGACGGCCAGCGAAGTGACCACGGGCCAGCATGATTACCTGTGGGACTTCACCCCGAGCTGGACGGCCACCAACGCGCCGGACTCGATCACGCTGGAGACCGGGGACAACACCCAGGCCTATGAGGTGGAATACGTGATGGGCCGGCGGCTGAAGTTCAGCGGGAAGCTGGGCGACGACGGATTCGTGAGCGTGGAGTGCGAAGCGTTCGGTAAGCAGATCACGCCGACGACCTTCACGGCGGCGCAGGCGCTGCCGGGCATGGAACTGATGGTCGGCAACATGACCAAGATCTTCATAGACGCGGCCTGGGCGACCCTGGGCAGCACCGAGAAGACCGGGATCCTGAAGGAATGGAGCGTGGAGCTGACGATCGGGACGCACCCCAAGTTTTTGGCGGGCGGAACAAAGATGATGAGCACGCACGGTGAAGGAATCATCGACGCGATCGCAACCTTCACCTTTGAAGGCAACGCGGACGCGGATGCGAACTTCGACCTGTACCAGGCGGGGACGGAAAAGGCGATCCGGATTGCGGTGACGGGCAGTCAAATTGGGACGGGCACGTACCACAATCTGACGATCGATATGTTCGGCAGCTTCGACGAGGTGATCCCGCTGGCGAGCGAAGATAACGGCAACAACCTGCACACGGCGATTTTCTCGATCAACAGCGATCGGTTGGCGACCCAGCATGCGCTGGGGGTGAAGGTGACGACGGATATCAACGCGATTTAGGACCTCACCCCCGGCCCCTCTCCAACGCGTGCACCCCTACGGGTGGCCGAAGCGGCGAGAGGGGAGGAAGAATCGGAGAAAAAAAATGAAGTTTGAGATACCGAAGATCGTGAAAGTGTTGAACGTGGGCGAGTATGCCGAGGAGCTGAAGGCGGTGAAGCTGGTGGTGTGGATAAACCCACCGCGGGGACTGCTGAAGCGGTATTTTGAATGGGTGGAGAAGGTGGGGAGGGTGCCTCACCCCCCGGCGGGAGAACCTCACCCCCCGGCCCCCTCTCCGACAAGCGGAGAGGGGGGGGAAGAGGGGGAGGGAGAAAAGAGGGAAGAGGCGGAGATGGCCAGGCTGACGGATGAGGTGGAGGCGATCTTTGCGGAACTGTGGAGCGCGGGGCCGGATGAGGGCACGCACTGGACGGCGGAGGAGATCGACCGGCTGATTGAGGGGATGGGCGACACGGACCCGCAGCTGTGGCCGTGGCTGAGGGACCGGACGCTGGCCATGATTTGGGAGCACCGGGAGAGGACAAAAAAAGGTTGACCCCTGCACTGCTGAGCCTGGCGGACGGGCAGGGGACGAACGAGCCGCACCTGGCGGCGATTTTCCAGGCGCATCAGATCAACCAGGTGCTGGGTGGGGCCGTGGTGGGCCCGTGGGACCTTGACGGGCTGCCGGACGAGTGGCTGGATGTGTTCCGGGCGCTGACGGTGGATTTGCCGGGAATGCGGGCAGGCCGAGAAAAGGTGAACGCACGATTGGAAGCGTGGCGAGCGGGAACGAGAAGGCAGTAGCGGTCCACACCTCACCCCCCGGCCCCCTCTCCGACAAGCGGAGAGGGGGGGAAAGAGGGAGAGGAAGAAAAGAAGGAGCATTATGGCAGAGAGTTTCCTGGATCTGATTTTCCGGACGAAAAAAGAAGGCGACGCCAACAAGAAGGTGGCTGACGAGCTGGGCGGCATCAAGGACAAGGCCAAGTCGGCCGGGGGCGCCTTTGAGATGCTGACGGGCAGCAGCCTGAGCGCGGCGGGGGCGTTTGGGCTGGTGGCGGCCGGGCTGAAATATTCGATTGGCGCGGCGATGGAGAGTGAAGCGATCCAGGCGGATTTGAACGCGACGCTGGCCAGCACAAAGGGAGCGGCGGGGCTGACGGCGGACGAGATCAACCGGATGGCAACCAACCTAAGCAATATGAGCGGGATCGAGGGCGACTCGATTGTGAAGGCCCAGGCGATGATGCTGACCTTCACCAACATCGGGAAGGACGTTTTCCCGATGGCCAGCGAGGCGATGGTCAACATGGCCAGCAAGTTTGGCAGCGTGGACCAGGCGGCGATTCAGCTGGGCAAGGCGCTGAACGACCCGATTGCAGGGGTGGGGGCACTGCGCAAGGTGGGCGTGCAGCTGAGCGACGCGCAAGAAAAGCAGATCAAAGATTTCATGGCGGTGAACAACGTGGCGGGGGCCCAGAAGGTGATTTTGGGCGAGCTGCAGGTGGAGTTCGGCGGGCTGGGCGAGGCGATGGGCAACACGACCCAGGGGAGCATCAACAAGCTGCAGAACAGCCTGGGGAACCTGGCGGAGACGATCGGTGGGAAACTGACACCCTACCT